CGCAGTGGTACCATCTAACGTAACCAGTTACAAAGATTCACAACATTCTTATGGTATGTGGATGGTTCCGCCAGACATTGACACTCGTGTGTTAGTTATTTTTGCTGAAGGCAAAGTTACGCAGGCGTACTGGATTGGTTGTATTCAGGAACCTTATGTAAATCACATGGTTCCAGGCATTGCCAGTTCAGCAGACACTTTCGCTCAACTAGCAGAATCAGGTGGCTATGATGAGGCAGGTATAGGTAATCCAACCAGCAAAGGCAAAAATTTTGGAGCAGAGAGTTTGCCTGCAGGAGAAGTGAACAGAGGCATAGCAGATTCTGTGCCTCCAGCCGGGTTTGATCGATTGAAAAAACCAATTCATCCTTTTGCAGAAACTTTGAAAAATCAAGGATTAGTCGCAGACGATGTGCGAGGTAACACCACATCTTCTGCCCGAAGAGAGTCACCGAGCCATGTGTTTGGTATCAGCACACCAGGTCCTATTGACCAAAGATCTTCTAAAAGAGACAAACTGGGCACAACAAACGATCGTAGAGATGTCAACACCACTCGTAAAGCCGGCCACACTTTTGTGATGGATGATGGTGATGCACAAGGTCAGAATCAATTAATCCGATTGAGAACCAGTTCGGGTCATCAGTTATTGATGCACGACACAGCAGGTGTGATGTATCTGGCCAACGCAGACGGTACTGTGTGGATGGAATTCTCTAATAATGGTATGGTAGATGTGTATGCTCAGACTGGTTACAATTTGAGATCTGGTGCAGACATTAATTTCCATGCAGAAGGCAATATCAATATGTATGCCAACAAGAACATCAAAATCAAAGCGAATGAATCCACTGGCGGAGTCAGTCTTGACGGTGCTAATCTTTATCACTATGCCACAGAAAATGTTCGTATTGAAGGCAATTACATTAGTACCAAAGCCAAAACTATTGTGGCAGATGCCGCAGATAGAAACATTCAACAGGGTATGACTCGTGTGGATCTAATTGGTGGACAGGTTCACTTCAACAGTTTTCCGGTGGTGCAGGATATGGTTACGCCTTTATCAAGAACCACATACACTCAACCATATGGTACAGGTACAGCTCTAACCACCTATCCAGATGTGAGTCTTCAACCACTAGGTACAGTATTGAAAGTGGATCGAGCTCTGCCAGGTATGTCAGGTATGCGAGTACCTACTCATGAACCATTCTGGGGACACCAAGACGTGGTGCCCGCTTTTGGATCGGTAGGCGGAACCAGCACAGCAATTGGCACAGCCGGATACATCGAAGATGCAAATAGAAATTCAGACCTAATGTCCATCAGATGGGCACAATACAAAGCAGACATTACCAATGAGTTGATAAAAAATCCAACCAAATCAATGGATTCTGTTACTTCACTGTTCAATGCTGGCTATTCAAAAACATTTAACACTGCTACTAATTTCTTAAATGATAAACTTACCGGTTATCTAAGTCTAGGGCAAGGTGCTTTTGAAACCTATAATCAGATCACATCAGGTATTAATAAAATTGGATCAAACAGTGTGACCAACATTTTAGTTAATGAATCTGGCATACTCTATACCAAAGGAGTAAATCAAGTGATCAAAACCACAGGACTGGACAAAGTTACAGGCAGACTCAGTAATGCCAACTCAGCAATTAATTCCGTAGGCACTCTGCTGTCAGGTCAATCTGTGGGAGGTCAGATAGAAGGAATCGTGCCAGGCATAGGCAAAATTACAAATGCATACAATAATGTGTCCTCAATCACAGAAACCTATAAAAATGTGGTGGGAGGTAACATCACAGCAGTGACTCAAATTTCATCAGCGATAAGTACCTTTAGTAATAGTGTAGCCAGTAAGATAGGATCGGTGGCTCGAAGCATAGGTAAGAAATTTGGATTTTAAAAATGGCAAGTGATTATATTCCAGGAGTATCAGTTTTTAAAGGATTCAGTTCCAGAGCAGATCAATCCAATTTTAAAATGTATGATTTTGCTCTAATCAAGCAGGATCTAATCAACAGATTGTCAGTGCGAAAAGGTGAGCGAGTTGAGAATCCAGAATTTGGCACTATCATCTATGATGTTCTGTTTGAACCACTCACAGAAGCAGTTAAACAGGCAGTGGCAGATGATATTACTGCTAATCTCAATGCTGATCCTCGATTACAAGCAGAGGAAATAATTGTAAGCGAGTTTGAGCATGGTATTGCTGTACAAGCCACTGTGCGATATGTGCCCTACAATGTGGTAGAAAAACTCACATTCTCATTTGACGAAAACAGTACTCTGCGTCTATCTTAATATACGCACATTACAATCACTATAAATACCCATACAAANTTGTATGGCCACAACAGATAGACAGAATCGATTACTCGTTGCTGAAGATTGGCGGAAAATCTATACCGCTTTTCAACAGGCAGACTTCAAATCTTACGATTTTGAAACCATCCGACGAACCATGGTGGCTTATCTCCGAGAGAACTATCCAGATGATTTCAATGACTACATAGAATCTTCAGAGTATGTGGCACTATTAGACCTTATTGCCTACATAGCTCAGTCATTATCATTTAGAGTGGATCTAAATGCTCGAGAAAACTTCCTTGAAACTGCGGAAAGAAGAAATTCAGTGTTAAGATTGGCACGACTGATCAATTACAATGCCAAAAGAAACACACCTGCCACAGGATTATTAAAATTTACATCAGTATCTACCACAGAAAATGTGACAGATTCCTCAGGCACGGATCTTGCCAATGTTACAGTGGTATGGAATGATGGTACCAATGCCAATTATCGAGAACAATTTATTAATATACTGAATGCGGCTAATGTGTCAGGACAGACCTACGGCAAACCACAAGAGTCTGATAACATCGGTGGAATCAAAACAGAAATATACACTGCCAATTCCAACAACACAGATCTACCTATTTTTACTTTCCGTAGATCAGTGAGTGGCATAGACAGAACTTTTGAAATTGTGCCTGCTACTATTCAAGATTCAGAAAGCATCTATGAGAGCACTCCAATACCAGGCGGTGGATTCACCTACGTGTACAGAACCGATGGTGCTGGAGACACATCCAACAACACAGGATTTTTTGCTCTGTTCAAACAGGGTGCGATGGCCAATACAGAATTTAGTATAAACAATCCAACCACTAATTTCGTTCAACCTATCAATGTTAACAATATCAATAACACAGATGTTTGGTTATACGAGTTGGATGATTTTGGACAGTTAGAAAACTTATGGGATAAAGTACCTACCACAGTGGGCAACAACGCTATCTATAATTCTTTGGCCAAAGATAAAAGAAATATCTACAATGTAATTACAAAAAATAATGACGCAGTAGATCTTGTGTTTGGTGATGGCAATTTTTCAAATATTCCATCGGGTCAATTCCGAGCATACTACAGAGTTTCAGACAATGCTCGTTACTCGATACAACCAGCAGATATGACGGGTATAACATTCTCATTAGGTTATACAGATAAAAATGGTGCCGCACAAACTCTAACTGTGTCAGCATCACTGCAACAATCCATTTACAATGCCACTGCAACAGAATCATCTGCATCGATCAAGCAGAAAGCACCGCAGGTTTATTATTCACAGAACAGAATGATCACAGCAGAAGATTACAATGTGGTGCCTCTGTCAGCATCACAAGATATTGTTAAAGTAAAGTCTGTCAACAGAACAGCATCAGGCATATCCAGAGCCAAAGAAATTATTGATCCAACCGGGGCATATTCAAATGTGTCTGTGTTTGCAGATGACGGCATACTCTATAGAGAAGAGACTGCACCTACATTTACTTTTACTTTCAATAATCAAAACGAAATTCTTAGCACCATTAATGGTTCAGTAGAAGCCAAATTAAAAGAAGCCACTGCTCGACAATTTTTTTATCTCAAATATGGCACCAAAGATTTAAGCTCACTATCTGCTTCTTGGGTATCCACCACCACAGGCACCAACACAAACACAGGTTATTTTACCGCAGGTGGTCCATTAGCGATAGGAGATTATGCAACATCTAATTTAAAATATGCCAAGGTAGGTGCTCTGATTAAATTTACATCACCAGACTCAAGAGAATTCTTAAATGGCAAATTAGTTACAGCAGGCACAGACAATGCAGAAGACCGAGCCTGGGCAAAAATTTCAGCAGTAGAAGGCGATGGTTCCAATCAAGGTGTGGGCAATTTAGAATCAGGAGTAGGACCAGTCACTCTTAACGATATCATTCCTGCCAATGCAGTATTATCAGCAGTGTTTCCTGTGTTCACAACCACATTCACCACAGCATTAAAAAATGATCTAATTGATAGAATCAATGCTTACGAGGAGTTTGGTTTGAGATTCAACGAAGAAACTGGCACATGGGTGGTAATCACATCTGCCAACCTGAGTGCATCTTCTGTATTCTCTTTAGATTTTGCTGGTGATACCACAGCAACCAACATAGATGCATCTTGGTTCTTCAAATTCACCAATGATGGCAATACCTATACAGTGACGTACAGATCACTGGCTTATATTTTTGAATCTGCTGGACAGAACAAATTCCATTACGACCGAGTAGAAAAAATTTATGATTACACCACAGGACGAGCAGTTAAGGATCGAGTTACTGTGTTAAAAAACAATACTGTACCTGCCACAGGGTTAGGCATAGGCTACCCAATTGATTGGCAGGTGGTAGACACTGTAGAAGAATCAGACGGATATCAAGATAACCGAAAAGTACAGGTAGGATTCTATGATGAAGATGATGATGGCGTGGTAGACAATCCAGATATTTTTGACATTGTGGTAGATCCAGAAACTAATAAATCTACAAAATTTGTGTTCTTTGAAAAATATACCAGTTACAACAACATTGAAAGATATCGACCATACGCCGCTTCAAACTTTGTGGTTACACAGAATGAATCCAGCATAACACTGCCAGGCACATATACCAATGGACAATTATTTTATTTCTATGATTCAACCGAAAACGTGATTAAACAGTACAATTCTAGCACGGTTACATTAACAACAACCACAGATTATATTGCTAGGTCAGGTAGAAGTGCAATCAACTTCCAATACAAACATCATGCAGGTCAAGATACCAGAATAGATCCTAGTGTGAGCAACATCGTTGATATCTATATGTTGGAAAGATCTTATGATGATAGATTTAGAACTTGGTTGAGAGAAGGTGGTACCAAACCCACAGCATCCACATCAGATCAATTGAGAATTTCATATTCAGGTTATCTCAATCCGTTAAAAGGACTATCAGATCAAATTGTGTATCATCCGGTCAAATACAAAATATTGTTTGGATCCAAAGCAGATGAAGCATTTCAAGCCACATTTAAAGTGGTTAAAAATGCATCAACCAATGTGACCAATGCTGTAATCAAGACTAGAGTAATTCAAGCCATTAACGAATTCTTCGCACTGGACAATTTTGATTTTGGTGACACTTT